CCTGTCACTATCCTCTCAGCAGTAGTGTCACCGTTAGCAAAGCGCTTGAGAATACCCCTCAGAGACGCGGGTTGTTCTCCAAAACATACCTCAGATATATGATCCATGGTCGCTCCACTTTCATTTAACGTGTCGCACAGCACAGGTACAGTTGTAACCGTATCGCTCTCAGTGCGAACGTCGTTTGGAGCTTGCAAAAAACCTCCAGGATCTACATTCACCCTAGTATCGGGCAGATGTACTGTAGTAATCCGGTTGAAAGCCATGTCTCGTGAACGAACATATACGTTAATTTTCACAGACGAACCATCAGGTGATTGGAGTTCAGTGAAAGGAGTCACATATATGAACCCATTGGCAAAATCCTCCAGTGAGGACAAATCCTCCCGACCCACGATTTCATCCGTCGTTGGCGATCGTGACCATGGCTTAGGCCTTGCCCACTTCACAGTATAGCAAACATCACGTGTGTCTTGAATATCCACAATTTTCACATACTGCTTGTTCAAGCTCGTGAAACTGGTGATAATAGCATGTTGTGATACATTTGGCTCGTACACAATAGCCAACTTACCACGGTGAAAGGCCGAACAAACAATCTCGAAACGGAAATCAATGTCTCCTCGCCAATACTCAAAAAACGACGATGCAAAAGCAAGTGCAGTGGGTGTAATGACATAATTGTTCAACGTGATTTCAGTATACGTACTCAACTGCGGATAGACAGGTAACATCAGAATGGATCCTGCCATGGAAGCATCCCTGTCAGACCAGGTGAAGGTCGTCAGATATGATTCAGTTTTACATAAAAATGCAAGAGACATCTCATCCTCGTTTGTGCCCCCAATTGCTGGATCAACCATAAGCTCTTGTTGAGGATCATACGTCATTCGCATACCTGTATCAAGTCCAATGCAATTCATGCCGTTTGCATATGGACGGTTTTTCACAAAATTTGGATCACGTATTGAAACAGGATATGAATAACCGAAAGCGCTCGAGATACTCGATACAGCCCCAAGAGCCATCTCACTAGCCTGCGCATAACGCCCAATAATCGGAACATCCCGCAGCCTAGCTGCTATCTCTTGAGCGCGAGTCGCCATTCTCTCAATGGGCCCGGTTTTCCTTTCATCTGATTCAGTGGTAATATCAAGTTGCGAGCCTGTAGGTACTCCCAACTCAACATTTTCCATCCAATAATAAAAACTCAAAGACACATTCGTAGCACCAGCAGAAGCTGTTTGTAGTGGATTAATCGACTCCACAAATACAGACCCCAAGCCGACCGTATCAGGAAAGCTAGAAGTTGCTGGGAGAGGAAGTGTTCCACTGCCGTACAAACGAATCATAGGTTGTGGACATATAAAAGGACACCGTATTTCTACCGGTGCGTTATCTCTCGCATCAATAACCAAGGTATCG